CGCGGGTCGACATAATTAAGGAGGTTCCGACAATTAAGCGTTACTTCGGGAATACCCTGAAGCTTATAATAGAGGGTGGATTGACGACGATCCAGGCGTGTAGAAGCGCCAGGACCGAAACCAAACCCTCGAGACATTAAGTGAAACTCCGGATCCGACGAGAACCCTGAAGGGTCCTTTGAATCGGGGCGACGTAGAATTTTAGCTATTTTTAACCGTGCAGCATGGATTGCTGCATGGACCGCCGGATCTGGTATAGATCCGTCGAAGTTGAATTCTATTCGCTGATTATTTCGGAGTCCACACACTCTTTCTGTATCTCCGAACTTTTTAAAGGCTCGAGAGATTCGGTCGAATTCGGAAGTGGTGGTTGAATCACAGTATTTTGTTTTATACTGAGACAGTAACCATTCACAGTCGAATCGTTCCGATTCAGAGGTGGTTTGCTTAGAGAGCTCCCGTACATGGCCTGTGAAGGCTGTGAGGAAAATCTCGGCATTCCGAGAGTGGTCAACGCGAGTACGCCCAACAGGGCGAGAACGATGGTCAGACATAGGATTATCCCAATGTAAGTGGGGCCAGCGGAATGCTGTCCCTCTGAGTGCAACTGAACAGACTTGCGAGACATCTTAGAAGATGTTTGACAAGTTCCACACTACATCTTTAATCGTAGCGTGGTTGAGCGCATTGAACTGCAAAGCAAGCAGATCTTTACGTTCCTGAACAGTCGACCGTGCAGGAAGGAAAAAGTCGGTAACAGCCTGTAGCGTGTAAGCTACAGACGGAGCCGGCTGAATGCCTGAACCAGTACTCGGTGACGTAACGTCAAGGGTGGGCTTATACATCTTAATCCGCACCTTGTAGACACCCTTGGATAGATCAACCGGGGCGCGATTACTCACGCTCAAGCTGACATATCCAATTGGGATACCGCCAGATTTTTCAGCATACATCGCAACAAGATTGTCACGTTGCATGGGGTTGAAAGTCTTAGCGACGGGTGATGCAGCACCATCATTGATGGTGATATCAGAGCCAAAAGCTGGCATATGCTTCTCCAGAAAGGAAATAAGTGATAGGGTTTTATCCCAGTTATTTCTTACACACCTGGTTAAGGAGTGCAAGGCTATTTAACGCGTGATCTTTGCTAAAGGGGTTCTTAAAGTAGGGTCTACGGCCAATAGGGAAATCACCATAAATCTGGCGACTTCCATGTGCACCGTGTACTCTCTCCTCGTAACTCTCTAGCCGGTCTATACCGTAGGCGCCCATCTTCCGATCAACAGTATAAAGTCTAGTGACTTCATATTTATGATAGTAGTTGGACCATCCTTTGTAAAAGGTACAGCCGAGTGTAGCACCCATAGAGTTAAGGTAATTCCCAACAGGGATAAACCAATCAGCAACGAAAGAAAATGGGAGTAACTCCCAAGCGAGGTAAGCAGGATTAGTGAGGCCCATAGCATTTTGCGTAGCCAGTATTCCGTCATTGACGAAGTACCAGATTCGGCATTTTGCGCCGGCCTTTCCCTCTCCTGAATTCCACTGGACGATCTTCTGTCCATTCGAAGTGACCCAAGGGTCTAAATTCACCGTCATTTTCCGCTCATACGTCGAGGGTAGCCAAAAGCCACCTTTAACATTTAGCAGATATCCATAGGGGTTTGTTAAATCAAAAAGAGCCCCTGCCTCACAGCTGTTGTAGACGTCGTCCAATAAAGGACGCCATCCATACTGAAGTGAGAGCCATTGTTGAGAGGTCTTATCAAGACCTTTCGATGGAAGTTTCCGACGGAGCCTAGGGTTGCCGAGAGCTCGCCGCGCACCAAGAAAGTTACCCTTCTTGAGATAGCGTATAGCATTGGCAAGTGTAGCAGCAACATCACCTATAAGGGCGATAGTCTGCCCACGCTCTGCAAAGGCCTGTGCCAAGTTAAACTTTTGATCTTGGATCGCAAGTCTAGCTTTTGTAATGGCATTTGACTCTGCCTCAGCTTGTAACACAGGTGCAACGGGGACTCC